GGTCCGTCTCTCAGGGGGTTGGCGCGAATCCTGACCACGCGTTTTGTAAAGACTTTACGGCATAACTCCATGACGCGCACCACGTTGGCTGGGGTTCTCGGGGTCTCTAAGATGATCGTAAGCGTGTGGTGTCGCCGCGGAATGCCGCTGGATTCAGTGGAAGGCGCCAAGGCCTGGCTTGTTGCCAACCGACGCCCGAACGGTCGGCCGCCGGGCCGCTCACACTCGAAGGCGGAACCCGCGAGCGCACCCCCCTCGCCTCCCGTCCAGGCACCACCAGACGCCAGGGCGATCATCCCTGGCCCCTCGCCAGAGGAACTGCTGCAACGGTTGGAAGAGATCGAGAGGATGACCTTCGCCATGGTCACCGAGGCGCGAGCCAGGGGGAACGCGATCATCGAGAGGGAGTGCGTGAAGACTCATTCTCTGGCCGCTGCGAACCTCCTGGCATCCCGGGAGAAATGGCGTGAGACGATAGAGCACGAGCGGACCCTGGTCTCTGGTGAATGGGTGCGGAAGGAGTTCACCCATCATGACGCGATCGCGGCGTCGCTCGTGCGTTCCATGCCCAGGAATCTCGCCGCCCGCATCCTGCCGGCCGACCCGGACTTCGCAGAGAGCGAACTGCGCCGGTGGGCCGAAGACGTCTTCATGAAGACCTTGAACGCGACGAACCCTTTCCACGCTTGAACGTCGCCCTGGAAGCCGAGCTGCTGGAATTCCGCCGGCAGTTATATCGACCGCAGCCGGAGCTGGGCGTCACCGATTGGGTCGAGTCCAACCTGGTCTTGACCGAGCGACAGACTGAATCCCCTGGGCCGCTCTCCTTTGGCCTGCGGCCTTATGCGCGGGAAATCCTCGAGGCCTTCAACGACAGGAAGGTGGACGATTTGACGATGGTGTTCGGGTCGCAGAGCGGCAAGACCAGCATCCTGATGGCTGGCGTGGCGTGGAGCGTTAAACATGAAGCCAGACCGACCTTGTGGGTCATGCCTTCTGAGCACCTGGCGCGCAGCTTCAGCAAGGGCCGATGGCAACCGCTGGTACAGGACAGCACGGCGATGGCCGGCGAACTGCCGCCGCGCAGGCAGGACTTCACGAACCTCGAGCAGCACTTCCGCCGGTGCACGCTCAACTTCGTGGGCTCGAATTCGCCTTCGAACATTTCCTCCCGGCCCGTCGGTCTCCTGATCGCAGATGAAGTCGACAAGTTCGCCGAGGCTTCCGCCAGGGAAGCCAGCGCCCTGCAACTCGCCGAGCAACGGGTCAAGTCTTACTCTGGGTCCAAGGTCATTCGCGCGAGCACGCCGACCACGGTCGAGGGCGAGATATGGCAGCGATACCTGCGCGGGGATCAGCGGCGGTTCTTCGTTCCCTGTTTCCACTGCGGCCATTCCCAGATCCTCGAATGGAAGAACGTGGTCTGGGACCAGGGCGCGAGGGACGACGCCGGCCAGTGGATTCTGGCGAGGGTCCACGCGAGCGCCCGCTACAAGTGCCCGCAGTGCGAAGGCCTCTGCAACGACTCCCAGAAGTTCGCCATGATCCGCAAGGGGTCGTGGCAGGTGACCAACACCAATGCACTCCCCGGCGAGCGCAGCTATCAGTTGTCCAGCATCTACAGTCCCGATCGCAAGTGCTCGCTGGGCGCCCTGGTCGTGAAGTTCCTGCAAGGCCAGCACTCGCTCCTGGGATTGCAGGCCTTCGTTTGCGGTGAACTGGCCGAGCCCTGGGAAGACCAGTCCTTTGCCGTTCGCCGCCGGCGCACCGAGATCCTCCCGTCCAATGCTGCGCCGATTGAGAACTCCGTGCGCCTTCTCACGGTCGACGTCCAGCAGCTTGTGCCGTTCTTCTGGCTGGTCGTTCGCGAGTGGTCGAAGGATGGACATTCGCGGCTGGTCTTTGCCGGCCACTGCGATTCGTGGGAGGACGTGGCGCGAATCCAGGTGGCCCACGGGGTCGAGGATCACCGGGTCCTGATTGATTCCGGATATAATTCCCAGGAGGTCTACGCGCGCTGCATGGGTCATTCGAAGGTCACCCAGCGTTCCAATGACCTCCCGCTTTTTGTCGGGTGGACGCCGGCCAAGTCACGCGAGGGACGACTGGTCCTGGTCGACCAGGGGAAGAAGCGGCCCTCTCCGTATTTCTTCGGACGCGCCGGCATCGATCCCAGGCTGCGCATCGAACTGGTGCTGGTCGAATGGGATGCCGAGTCGGTGCGCGACATCCTCGCTCGGATGCGTTCCGGGGAGGCCGGGGTTCCCTCCTGGTCGGTGGTGCAATTCCCGGCCGGCCTCGAGGTGCCCGGTGCCGCGCGGGTGAAGGAAGATACCTATTACCAGCACCTGGAGTCCTGGGTCCGAAAGTCATTCGCCGAACGCTGGACCGGGAAGGTCAAAGTAAAGTGGGCAAGCCGGACGCTCAAAGCCGCTGACCATCTGCTCGACTGCGAACTTCTCCAGGTCCTCGGCGCCATGGTCCACCAGCGGCTCAAGCTGGGCGTCGTCTTGCCTGCCGAGGTGGAAAGTGCAGTCTCCACGGCAGTGCCATGAATGTCTGGACCCTCATTCGCCATATGCTCCCGAGCGTTCGCCGGTGTGCCAGCGGGTGCCCGTGGTGTCCATGACGCCATGCTCGAGCTGATCCTTCTCTCGATGGTATGCGCGTTCATCTCGACGACCGTCGCCGACATGAAGGTCTTCGCCTGGCTTCGAAACATTCCCAGGGTGGGAATCCTGTTTAAATGCGGATACTGCCTGGGCTTCTGGGTTGCCCTCGGCCTTGTCGCAGGGTTCCGCCCTTCCACTGGAATCTGGACCGGGCCGGTGGAGTTCATGATCGCCTGGTTCCTTGTCGCCTGGTTCTCGGGCCTTCAGTATCTGCTGTCTCGTGCATTGACCCGCGTGGGCAAGGTATGAACCTGACTCGCAAACAAATCGCGCAACGAGTCGGCATGTCACCGCAGTCGATCAAAAGGAACGAGGTCCGCCTCGGTTTGGATCGGATTCGTGTTCGGGTGAATCCTCGCATGGTGTTGTATCCGGAACGACGGACCCTCCAAATTCTCCGCGCCCGCGGATTGGAAGCGTAACGATTTCATTCGACCCGAACTGAGCGCAACCGCCTGGATCCATTCCCCTCATAGGTCTGCGCAGGGTGGCCGCCATCGATGGCTGGCCTGAACGAGGATCAGAAGTGGTTTCTTCTCCAGGATGCCTACGACCAGGCGGTGGCCGCCGGTATCCCCTTCTGCCAGTACCTCAAGGACCAGGCCAAGGCCTCGATGAGCGGGGCCGGTTCCGTTGACGGCCGACGCATCATCTCGACTTCCGACGGCGGCCAGAGTGTCAGCTACGGGGATTCCGAGAGTGACCTGGTGCCGGAGTCCGAGATGTCCCAGTTCTGGGCACTCGCTGCGCGAACCTGTCCCGAATGCGCCGGCGCCACTGACCAGGAAACCCTCGCCTGCCTTCAGGGCAGTATCACGGCTGATGCCCGCTACCTGGTGAAATCATACCGGGGTCTCCGCGGGTGCGGTTGCTGAGAATGCCATGAAGCCAGGCCTTCTCACCCGAATCCGGACGGCAGCCAGGCTGGGCGTCGCGGCGGCCAAATCCATTTTCGCCACCTATGAGGGTGCGCGGAATATGCCGCACCGATCATGGATTCCCGGCGGCCTCCAGTCGGCCCGGCTCGATTACAAACCGCGGGATCGGCGCGAATTGCAGCGCAAGTCGCGCTACTGGGAACGGAACACCGCGCTGATTCAGCGACTCGTCTACCTGTTCGAGGAGTACGTGGTGGGCGTGGGCATCGGGTTCTATCCGGCCTCGAGCGAGCCCGCCTGGAACGCTCGCGCGCGGGAACGGGTGATCGAGTGGGAACCCGCCGGCGACTTTTCCTCTGACCGGGGATTCAACTCATTGCAGTCGCTCGCCGCCAAGAGCCTGGTGATCGACGGCGAGGCCATCTTCATCCTGACGCACGACGACGACGGCGAGCCCCAGACGCAGCTAATCGAGTCGGACCAGTGCGCGACGCCGCCCGACCGGCAGAATGAGGAGGGGATCTCGATCGTTGACGGGGTCGCCATTGATTCCCATGGCCGGCCGACGGGATATTGGATTGGGGAGGATATTCCCGGTGAGCCCGGCCAGAAATCGTGGCGACTCCTCCCCAAGGAATTTGTCGTTCACATCTTCGAACCGAGCCGGCCCGGTGAATACCGCGGGCGGCCCATGCTTCATGCCGTCCTCAATGACATCCACGACCTGGACGATCTCCAGTTGATGGAGAGCAAGGCCGCGAGGGACGGCGCGGAAATCACGAACGTCGTTAAAAACGAGAGCGGCACGGCTGACGTGGGCGAGTACCTGGTCGCCGGTGGAACCCCCACGGGCTCGATGACGCAGGAACAGAAGCGCACTTACTACGAAAGCACGATTGGCGGCCGGACCTTCTTCCTTCAGCGCGACGACTC